TCGATACGGTTACTGGTTCTATGAAGTTCGTATGTCCGCAGTGGAATCCTGCGCAAGCAATTAATTGGATTGCGTCTAAAGGTATTTCTGTTATCAACGGAAGACGACAAGATGCAAACTTGATGTTCTTTGAAACATTAAATACTGGATTCAATTTCTTGTCTGCGGATATGCTGTTTAATCCAGAAACAAATAAACCGATTACTGATGTTCTTGCTGAGATTACGGATCAAAGACCAGATGCTATGGGTAAAGGATTACACTTAAACGTAGCGAACATTCCACTCAAGACTAATGGTAACTATGGTGAAGCAGTACATCCAACATCACCAAAACAGAACTTACAAACTATCCAAGATATGACATTCGATGATCGCGCAGACATCATTAGAGATTTGCGCAGTGGATTATTGGGTGCTGAAAGTATTACGCATGATATCTTTTCTAAAGAAATTATTCGCAGTCGCCATAACTATATGGAAGACTATTACGACTATACTCATGCAGGTCAACACCCTCGTTATGCTAATGAAGATTTAGTAAGAGCGAATGGAAGACTATTCATCACACCCAGACAGTCTTCAAACTTTGATGGTGCAAGAAACCTATACTCAGATTCTTACTTCATGTCTAGACGAATGTTTACCGCGAGACTTTCAGATATTCAACTGAGCAATTTGCAGGTTGGTGGTCATGCTATCTATGCGCCAGGACGTTTAGTTGAAGTGAATGTACCAAACGTGGGTAAAGGTGAGTATGATCAGAGGAAGGATAAATACTATTCAGGATACTATTTTATTAAAGATATTCAACATACGTTCTCGCCGACTATCCAAAATCAGTATAGTCACCAAGTAAATATGAACGTAGTCAAAGATGGGATTGAAGAGTACTAATGATTACACTTAAAGAATTTATGATCACAGAAGAGATCACTGTTGCTGATCTCAAGGGTGTAGAGAAGTACGCAGATAAGTTGTTTGCGAAAGTTGGAATTGATGTTGAGTTCACTCGACACTTCCTTGATCGAGTAAACGATGCGCGTAACAAGAAGCAAATCACTACTGCAGAACTCATTCGTCTTTTCAAGCAGTCTTACGCAAAGTATGGTAAGAAGATTGCTCAGTTAGGTCCTGACGCTCAAGCAGTTATAACAGACATGCAGACAGATGTCAATATGCCTTTCGTATTAAAGTGGGATAATAAGTCTCAGGAACTCGATCTTGTTGCTAAGACGGTAATGCGTAAAAAAGGTTTTGCAACTTCTAACCAGAAACTTGAGGTTTAATTAATGTCAGTTGGTATGATGGGGTTCGATGGATTCATCTGGTTTACAGGTGTAGTCGAAGATCGCAACGATCCAGAACAGTTGGGAAGATATCGTGTACGTTGTGTGGGTATTCACACTGATGATAAGTCGGTACTTCCAACCAGAGACTTACCGTGGGCGATGCCGATGATGCCTTTGACTTCTGCTTCAGTTTCTGAAGTTGGTCAGACACCATCTCTCGTAGAAGGTTCTTGGGTTGTTGGTTTCTTCCGCGATGGCGAATCGTGTCAAGAACCAATCATCATGGGTTCAGTGCCAGGCAAACCTGCTCAAGAACCAAATCAACAACTTGGGTTTAATTCAAATTCTGACAGCACTGTAGACGCTTGGGGTCCTTTCCCTCGTTATGATTCTGAGGTAGATACTTCAAGAAGTGCTAGAGGTAGAACAGATGCAACTCCAGTTGCAACTCGTATAAATGGTGTTAATCAAGGTCACAGAGACAATACTCCTGCAGATCAAGATGAAACTGGTAGAGGATTAAAATCTGTCAACCCCAAACCAATTGCATGGGGTGGTAGTTGGGAAGCGTTTGAAGTTCCTTACGCGGCACAGTATCCATACTGTCATACCACTCAATCGGAGTCTGGTCATGTATTTGAATTGGATGATACGCCAGGAGCAGAACGTGTTCTATTGATGCACCGTAAAGATTCTTTTATTGAGATCGGTGCTGATGGTAACTTTAGAATTCACTCTTACGGTGTTGGTGAAGTACTGGTAGATTTAGAACTTAACATTGAGTGTAAGGGTAATGTTAATATTTACTCTCACGGTAAGACTACATTATATGCTGAAGAAAATATTGATATGCAGTCAGAGAAAGATGTAAGAGTTAAGTGTAAAACTTTCAAGGTTGAAGCGGATACACATATTGATATGGATGCACCTAGAATCGATATGAACTAGACTGTAGGTCCTATCATCCTTTCTTAGTAGGCATACTATGTATATAAGTTTTTTATTATTTCAGACAGAATTAAGGCAATAATAGAGGCAACAATGCCAGCAGTCGCAAGGAAAGATAGTAAAGACACAGTAGCATCTCCAGATGGATCAGGAGTCTGTTGTGGATCACCTAGTACCCAGAGTACTGATGAGGGGTCTTCTAATGTATTCATCAATGGTATTGGTGCAGTTCGTGAAGAAGATGCAATGATAACTCATCTATACGCAGGACCTTGTTGCAACCCACATGCACCTAAGTTGTCAAGTTTTTCAAGTACAGTTTTCGTAAACGGTAAGGGTATTGGAAGATTGGGTGATGATTATTCATCACATGTTATTTCTTCTGGTTCCTCCAATGTCTTTGCAGGATAAGTGGTATAAATAATCATATGGCGAAAGTTACAAGACAAACAACCAACTTTTCTGATTTGGATATGCTATTCACACGCAATCCGAATACGAATGATGTTGGGCGTAAACTAGATGTGGAAGCAATTAAGTCTTCATTACGTCATTTGATTTTGACATCTACTTACGAAAGACCATTTCACCCAGAGATTGGTGGGAACATTCATGCGTTGTTGTTTGAGAATGATTCTCCGCAACTGCGTAGAATGTTAGAGCAGTCGATTCGTAATACGGTTGTGAATCATGAACCAAGGGTAGAACTTTCTCGTGTACTCGTTAATCCGAATCCAGATTCAAACGAATATACGATACAGATTTATTTTTATGTTGTTAGTACTAACGAAGAACAGGTTTTCACAACCTATCTACAAAGGTTAAGATAAGATGGCAGATAAGAGAATCAGAATCACGGAACTTGATTTTGACAACATCAAGAGCAATCTAAAGACATTCCTCAAGTCACAAGACAAGTTTAAGGATTTTGACTTTGAAGGGTCAGGTATGTCTGTACTCATGGATTTGCTTGCGTACAACACTCACTATAATGCATACTATGCAAACATGGTAGCGAATGAGATGTTCCTTGACACTGCAGTCAAGCGCGACTCTGTTCTTGCACATGCTAAGATGTTGGGATATGTTCCTCGTTCATCTACTTCTCCAACTGCTCGTATCAACGTAACCGTTAACAACCCATCTGGTTCACCTACCGTACTTACAATGCCACGCGGTACACTGTTCAATACTACGGTTGCTGACACTACCTACCAGTATGTCGTACTATCAGATATCTCTACCACAGTAACTGGTGGAGTTTATTCTTTCCTTGACGTTCCAGTTCGCGAAGGTACTCTTGTAAACTTCCAATACGTTAATGATGCTTCAGATGATACACAGCGTTTCTTAATTCAAGATGCAAAAGCAGATACTTCAACCTTGAAGGTTTCAGTGCGCGAAGGTGTAACTGGAAGTGCTACCGTTGTGTATGAACAGTACAGTAACTACATTGACGTTGCAAGTGACTCGGAAGTCTACTTCCTTGAAGCGGCAGATAAAGGTTACTACGAAATCAAGTTTGGTGATGGTATCATCGGTAAAGAATTACCAGACGGTGCAGTCATCACAATCTCTTATTTGATTACAAACGAAGAAGAATCGAATGGTGCAAATAGATTTACACTCGCAACATCTGTTGGTGGTTCTACTGATGCAACTATATCTGTTGTTTCTAATTCTACAGGTGGTTCTAAGCGAGAAAGTGTTGACAGCGTTAAGTTCAATGCACCTCGTTATAGATCATCTCAGAACAGAGCAGTCACTGCAGACGATTACAAGGTAATTGTTCCTAAGTTGTATCCAAACGTTGATGCGATTCAAGTATGGGGTGGTGAGGATAACGATCCTCCAGTGTATGGTAAAGTATTCCTTTGTATCAAACCTAAAACTGGTGAGCGTCTTACCTCTTTGACTAAGCAATCAATTTCTGATGGTATCCTAGCAAACAAGTCTATGGTGTCCATTACACCAGAAATTACTGACCCTGTTTATTTGCACATCGTTCCATCAGTTACTGTATATTGGAATCCAAACTCTACCGAATCTTCAGAGTCTGTTATTGAGCAAAAAGTTCGTGATACTATTATGAACTACTACAATACAGAAATTAAGAACTTTGATTCTGTATTCAGATTCTCTAAGTTGATGAGATTGATCGATCAGTCTGATGTGGGTATTGTTTCTAACATCACGACTCTCAAGTTGGAGCGACACATTGTTGCTAAACTTGGTCAGGAAATTAGATACATCCTCAAGACGTATAATAAAATTTACACACAGGGTCCTGGTACACCATCTGCAATCTCCTCCACAGGTTTTATTCCTAGTGGTCGTACTGAGGTACACTTCTTGGATGATGATGGAAATGGTGTTGTTCGTGCATACTATTTGGAAGAAGGTACAAACACCAAAGTTTACACAAACCTAAACCAAGGTACTGTGAACTATGCTACAGGTGAAGTTGTCGTTGATGCACTAAATCCTGCATCTACAGTTGAACCCAACCGTGTAATCATTGTTCGTATCGTTCCAGAGTCTAACGATGTTGTCTCTGTACGAAATAGTTTATTGTTGATCGAAGAACAAGATATTAAGGTTGAATCTATCGTTGATAAGATTGCAACTCGCGAGTCTTCAGCAGGTACAGATTACCAGACAACATCATCATTTGATGTTTCTAGAAATGCATCAACTGAAACCACAGTAACTACTGGTTCTGCCTCAATCGCTACAGATTCGTCAAGTGGTTCTGGTGGGGTTGACTACGGAGTCTAATAGATGCCTAGTATTAACGAAAAGATTTCTGCGATTGTCGGTGAACAACTTCCTGAGTTTGTAAAATCCGACTATCCTACCTTTGTATCTTTTCTTGAAGCATACTATGAATTCCTTGAGCAAGAAGGTGGTGCAATTGAAGCGACTCGTAACGCGAAGTTGTATAATGATATTGATCGCACTATTGATGACTTTGTAGAACACTTCCGTCAGGAATACATGGTAGACATTCCTGATACTATGGTTGCTGATAAGCGTCAAGTTGCAAAGTACATCAAAGAATTTTACGAAGCGAAGGGTACTACTAAATCAATCGAACTTCTCTTCAGACTGCTGTTTAATGAGCAAGCAGAAATTTACTATCCAAAGAGAGACATGCTTAGAGTTTCTGATGGTAAGTATAATATTAATGAGGTAATTCACC